ATTGTCATACACTTTGATCATTTAGGTATTCCTCTACTGTCCAAAACTTATGATCACCGATCTGCTCTAAAAGTTTTTCTGTGTCTGCTTGTGTAAACGGTTGATATTGACCCTGTAAATGATGAGGCATTTTGATTGTTTCTACTTCTGCATTATATTTTTTTGCAATAGTATTAGCAACTTCTTCTAGATTGTTTGCTTCTCCGGTTCCAACATTAAAAATGCCACTTACATCTTTGTTCATCATTAAATGATGTATTCTACAAACATCATATACACAAATTAAATCTCTATGAAAAGTATCGCTGTTTTCAAAAACCTTTACTTTTCCTTCATGAGATGCTTGTTTCTGCCACTTACTAACCATACTCATTTGATCGCCTTTGTGACCTTCACCCGGACCATAAACATTGAAGTATCTGAATGACTGTACAAGAGAAGTAAAGTTTTCAAAACTTACATCACGCAAACTTTTATCAATTAGATACTTGCTCCAAGCATATGGGGTTTGCGGTAAACATTTACTATTTTCTTTAAAACCGTCATACCCGGGACCATATACTGCACTGGTACTAGCAAGTTGTAAGTTAACTCCAAACTGATCACAAACTTGAATAAGTCTACTAGTGAATTCAAAGTTTTGTTCCCAAACTTTGTCAACATCTTGTTCTGTTGTGTCTGAGATAGCACCTAAGTGTATTACCCAATCATAACGAGTTACGTCTGGAATAATGTTAGGAACCCATTCAAAACCGTCAACATCATAATCTTTTGCAAGAAAATATTGTACCATGTTTTGGCCAATAAATCCTCGAGCTCCTGTAATTAAAATCTTTCCGTTATACTTCTTTTCACTCATGCATATTCTCTAATGTCTTTGTTGTGCTATATCCTTCTACTGTTGGAAATATAACAACATTTGCTAAATCGTTGCCTACAACCGTGTCAAATGTATAATCGCCGCCCTTAACAATTATACTAGGCTGAATCTTTTTAATTAGTTCGTAAGGCGTATTATCATCATATAATAACACATCATCAACAAAAGGTAAAGACAAAAGATTGTTATAACGTGTATTTTCATCGTTATAAGGTCTATTGTTACCTTTTAGTTTTTTCACGCTTAAATCGCTATTTAGACCTACTACAAGACGTTTTCCAAGGCCTTTTGCGTATTGTAATAATTCTAAATGTCCTTTGTGTAAAATATCAAAGCAACCATTGGTAAACACAATGTCTTGCTTCAAATCTTCATGTGTTACCACATGAACACCTCTGTGTTCAACTGCTCTTGCGGCGGCATAGCAAGCATGTTTAGCCGCTTCAAATACGTCTAATCCTTGTTCTATATAGTATGCAAGCACAGCAAGCACAGTGTCTCCTGCACCAGTAACATCTGCAACTTCGTGTGCTGGCTCTTGGTAATGTTCGTACTTCATATCATCGCTGATTACGTGTAACCCATTAGCACCGTCAGTAACTATAAGATATTTCCAGCCGTACTCTTTTAATTTTACAAGTGCAATTTCTTTTCTAAATTCGCCAAACCATTCAGTATATTCCTTCATATTTGGTTTAACAAGAAATGCATTTCTATAAACTTCTGGACCTTGTTTTGGATCAACTAAAACTTTACAATTACGTTTTAGAATTTTTTCTATAGTATTATTACGCACTGTGCCTTTAGCATAATCACTTACGCAAACTAAATCATCAGAAGATAAATTGTTTAAAAGTCTATGTAATGCTTCTACACCCTTGTATTTTTCTTCACGATCCCAACGCATAATATGTTGACCACCTTGGCCAACTAATCTATTTTTAGTTGTTGTCATTGTAGAATCTAATGATGCTTGAAAGTCAATTTTTTCATAATCTTTAAAACAATCAATTATGCTATAACCTTCTTTATCAGATGCAATAGATCCAAACACTCCTATATTTCCGTTTAAACTAGCAATATTGAGTGCAAGATTGGCTGCACCTCCTGGTGCTATTTCTTGGCTGTTTTCTTTTAGCACAGGAACAGGTGCCTCTGGACTAATTCTAGACGCATTACCGATAATCCATCTGTCGAGCATTATGTCGCCGTATACTTTAATCATAGTAAGTCTATTACTTCAAATACTGTTTTAAGTTTTTGTTGGTTTGCTTTGTTTTGTAATGTGTTCTTTAATCCGTTGTGTAAAGGCTTTGGCCATTTACCAAAACTTACCCATGCATACCCGTCATGCTCATCGTTGAGGGCAGGAATAAATTCTTTTGAAGTTACTATAAGGTAAGTGTAGAATAAAAACTTTTCATCATTGGATACAAACGTTTCGAGCGGTATAGTCTTTTTAATGTCAGGCAAAGGACCAATTTCCTCCTCAATTTCACGTTGAAGAGTAGTCCAGGGTGTTTCGTCTTGATTACCTGTGCCGCCTACTAGTCCCCAAACCGGTGTCCGAGGATTTGTTCTATGTAGTAGCAAAAATCTTTTAGTTTCGATGCAGTAGAATAACCCACCGCTACAAGAAATAGTATCTGTCATGCAAATACTTATTTTAGAATACTATTCTCCAGGTGCCGTTTCGGTATTCGCCTTCAAATGAAAGTATCCAACTACCGTTTACAAACTTATATTGTATTCCTGTATTGAGGTTAGTTACATATGTTGTGCTAGAATCATCTGCCGCACTAGCATCAAAGATGATTTGCCACTCGGTTCCGTCCCATTCAATGATATCATTTTCGTCTGCATGGAAGTCTATATTGCTTGGTCCCTTCCAAGCATCTGGTCCATCAGCATTACCTTCGTCACCAATTGGCCCTAATAGCAATAACCTAAAGCCTGGCGTTTTATCGTCGGTGGGATTGTATTTTAACGGATCAATAATCTTATCAATATTGCCACTAGTTGTTTCTGGACCTACTATTACTGTGCTAGTAGGAATAGTATCTTGGTCGTAATTTAATACTAGTTTTGTGTCATCTAACTCATTTATTGCTACTGTTGCATTTACGCTCGAGTCTAAATCATTTCTTTTAAGCTGAATTTGGGTAACGCCTGCTTGATACGTACCTGGCATTGCATCAAACAAATCTATCCATCTATCGACACCAACCCTGCCTTGTGCGGCAAGTTGAGCAGAACCATTTAACACAATTAAGTCGTAACTTTCGTATCCTGTACTTACATCACTAGATCCATTGCCCATGCTAACTTGCAAGTTAAGACTGTCAGTGCCCATACCCCAATCTCCGTCTGTTCCAGGTATCTCAGAAGCATAAGTGTTTAACTGTGGGAATGCCTTTCCGAGGTCAATATTGCCTCTTGACTCGTCGAATATGCTCATTACAACATTTGTAATAACACCAAGTTTTTTAACTTTAACTGGCGGTGAAATATAAATTGGTGTTGAAAATACTAAGTTAGCAACATCAATATCACTGTCAACACCTACAGGTATGCTTCTTGAACTAAATGTTACATCGTCCAAGTTAACTACAGTTAAACTGGTCCAATCAATGTAGTTGTCTGTTGTTTGTATTTCTAAACTTGGATTAAACAACATTAGTATCTGTTCTAGTATTTGTAGTTTTTGCTCAGTATTTGTTGACCAAATATCAGCCTGCACTTTTAAAATATAAGGTGTAGGCATAAGTCTTTCGACTGTGTAATTTTTACCTTGTGTGTTTAAATATTCTTGGTTATCGTCATCGTAGGCACGTTCTCTAATAAACATTTTGTCGACAAATGTAGCATCACTTGTTCTACTTCTATCCATTTCTAGTCCTGTAATGAACACAGATATTCTAGGAGCACTTGGTATTTTGTTTTCCGAGTTGTCACGAATAATATTAGCAACTTGTCGAGTCATGTCGCCGTACATTACTGGAACTTGTTTTAAATCACCATCACCGTCTTTGTAAGAGAAGTTACTCATTAACCGAATAACTTGAGTAATGTAGCGTCTAATTTGTCCGTCGTAAAAGTGTTGCATTAGTTATCCGCCTTAGGTTTCAATGCATCTGATAAGCTCTGTCTTTCTTCAACAGTGTCTCCGCCAATGTCGCTAGAGTTTGTGTTATTAATAAATGTACCTTTCAAGTTGCTTCTTGTATTAGTGTTAGATAACGTATGACGCACACTATCTTCCATCTTAATCCAACTTTCACCGTTGTATCTAAACAATCTATTTGGCATAAAATCTGTCCTTAAGAAATAATCACCTTCTTCATTTTGAGTAGGAAATGTTATTCCATGTCCAAACGCATTTCCATTTGGAGGTATACCATCACCTAACAAGTAACCACTATAACCAGTCCTTTCTGGTGGTGCCATTGTATCACCAACACCGTCTGCATCTGTATCTACAAGCTCGGTTTTGCCATTGTCGTCTACTTGTAATGTAAAGTAGTGCGATGTGTCGTATCCACTCTTAGGAGCATCTGCTTCTGCTTGATCGAGAACAGCATCATTAATTTGCATTTCTTGTTCGTATGTTGAAAGCACATCACGCAATGTTTGACTGCTTCCTTCTTCTGCTGGCAAGTCTAAAATATCTTTAAATTCTTGCGAGTCTACTATTTGTTTTAATTTTAATCTATAAAGATGCGGCCACCATGTTTGACTGAAACCTTCTGCGGCTCTGTTTACATCTTCGACTACATAAAATCTTTTAAGTGCTACACTATAATCATTAAGTGCATGTTCGTCTACAAGGTGTGGCAATTCAATTACATCGCCTGGCATAATTTTTCTACCGATTGTTTTTACAGTATAATTGATAGGAACTGTCATAAACAGTGTATCATTTTGTAAAAATAAACCAAATTGACTAAGATCAAAATCTATATCTTGTACATTATAGATGCCTCTAATTTGATAAATGTCAGGATCATATTTTCTATCTCTATTTTCTAAAAATAGCATGTCCTGAATGTTTGTTTCTTTAACAGCATCATACTGAGGCGTAGCGGCAGTAGCATCTGCATCACTTGGATTGGTAGGACCAAGATACTTGTGTAGAAATACATCTGTACCTCCTACAGTAAACATCTCGGTTATCTGCTTGTCTAGGAAATTATAGTCATTTCCTTTTTCTGGTTTATATAAACTTATTCTCGGCATAACACATGTATTTATTCGTATGATAAATACTATGGAGACTTCATATGGCTGACTTACAAACACAGAAAAAAGAAATAACAGATTACATCTACGCAATGCTCGGCGGCGGCATGGTTGATGTTGAATTAGATCCAATACACTATGAAACTGCTATCGATAATGCACTAAACAAGTTCCGTCAAAGATCAGATAACTCTGTTGAAGAAAGTTATTTGTTTATGCCAACTATTATTGACCAAAATGAATATATTTTGCCAAATGAAGTTATCGAAGTAAGAAAGATTTTTAGACGCTCAATTGGATCACGCACAGGCGGCGGCGATGGCGGCACTGTGTTTGAACCATTTAATATGGCATACACCAATACATATTTGCTGTCAAGTTCAAACATGGGCGGACTTGCAACTTATAATGCGTTTGCAAGTTATCAAGAACTAGTAGGACGCATGTTTGGTTCATTTATTGAATTTAACTGGAATACTACTACTAAAAAACTAACAATATTACAACGTCCAAGAGCAGAAGAAGAACTGCTTTTATATGTTTACAATTATCGTCCTGACTCTCAGTTGTTTGATGACTATCTTGCCAAACAATGGATTAAAGACTATGCATTGGCTAAATGCAAGTATATGTTAGGCGAGGCAAGATCTAAATTCGCAACTATCGCAGGACCACAAGGTGGATCAGCCCTCAACGGCGATGCACTAAAAGCAGAAGCACAAGCAGAAATGGAAAAATTAGAAGTAGACATTTCTATGAATGTGCCAGGCGGCGTAGGTTACGGATTTACCATTGGCTAAACTATTTGTACAAACCGGACAAATTGATACATCACATAAACTTATAAAAGAATATTTAGAAGACAGATATTCTAAATGGTATTCTTCTAATAAGGATTGGTCCTATCCTGCTAAAGTATTTGTAGCTTTACATTACAGTTCGAAAATTAAAGTACCAGTTTCATGTACTTATTTTGAAAGTATACCACATACACAGTCCTTGTTTGTTAATCCTGGCAATCAGCGGTTAATTTATGGCCACATGCAAAATCAAACTGTAGACTGTATAATTGCACACGACGAACATTGTCCTCCAGAATTTTTATTAAATCCTACACAGCAACTGAAAACTAAGTTCGTACTTAGATATCATAGTCAATCCTATACACCTGTAACCGATGATTGGCATGAGGAGGATAACAGCTGGAAAAAGTTTGTTAATGTAGTTTTTCAAAAACACGTATCCAATATGCACGGCACAATAAAAATTTATTATAAAGATAACTTAATTGTTGACATACCTAATAAACATAACACTAACAACTCTTTGAACATTATTAATGCAGAAACTCCTTTTGGAGTTTGGGAATCGTTAGAAAGTTTAATAGGAAAACAAGAAAAAGTTTTGAATCAATTTAGCATAAAAAAATATGGTTGACATTTGTAATAAAATATCATATAATATATTTTATTTTACAAAGGAATCTTAATGATTATTGGTATTTGCGGTTTAATTGGTAGCGGCAAAGGAACTGTCGCAGACACTCTAGTTGAAAAACACAACTTCAAAAAAATTAGTTTTGCTGATAAACTCAAAGACGGAGTTGCATCTGTGTTTGGGTGGGATAGAGATATGCTAGAAGGTGAAACAGTTGAATCAAGAGAGTGGCGTGAAACCCAAGATGATTTTTGGACTAAAGAAACAGGCCGTACAATTACTCCACGACTAGTACTACAAGAGTTTGGTACTGAGTGTATGCGTAATGGATTTAGTGATAACATTTGGGTAAGTCTTGTAAAACAAGAAATCCTAAACAATCCTACAGTTAACTTTGTCATTCCAGATGTACGTTTTAAAAACGAAGTCGAAATGGTGAAAAAACTTAACGGTCAAGTATGGGTTGTAAAAAGAGGAGCAGATCCTGTTTGGTTTAGGATGTATCAAGACATTGGTGTTGAGCCTCAAGACGTGCATCGCTCAGAATGGGAATGGGCTCAAACAGATTTTAATCAAGTGATTTATAATGATAGTGATCTAGATGCTCTTAATGGTCAGGTACAAGATCGCCTTGCTTCCACCTTACACCTTCTTTCTGCATGATACGCTGACAGTTAGCACATACTGTTTTTAAGTTTGAATATCTACAATTTGTTAAATCACCATCAATGTGAAACACATCAAACTGTTCTGTGTGCTGACTAGTAAATCCACATTTTTCACAAGAATCTTTTTTTGTGTATCCTGCTTGTTTCCACAAAGGCGAAACTGTAGACTTGTGATAGAGACAAACTTCGCATTTTGATCGATAGTAAACCTTGTTACCTTTTTTGTAATTAACAGCACAAGGCCTTAATTTGCATTTACAAAGCGGTCTCATACAAGTATTTACATCAAACGGACCTTTTTGGTCCCTTTTTTTAAGTGCTAATAACGGTATTTTCTTGATTAGATAATAAATACAGTAGCAAATAAACTTATTATGCGTACAGGAGAAAACACATGGCATTAGTATCACCAGGAGTACAGGTTAGTGTTATAGACGAAAGTTTTTACACCCCGGCTGAGCCAGGAATGACTCCAATGATTTTTGTAGCGTCTGCACAAGACAAAACAAATTCATCTGGAACAGGCACAGCAACGGCAACTACAAAAGCAAACGCCGGCAAACCTTACCTAGTTACTTCACAGAGAGAATTAGCGGATTTATTTGGAGATCCAACTTTTTTAACAGATAACAACAATAATCCAATTCACGCAGGCGAGTTAAACGAATACGGTTTACAAGCGGCTTACTCATTCTTAGGCGTAAGCAACAGAGCATATGTTGTAAGAGCAGACGTTGATACAAATCAACTAGTTGCATCTGCAGACGCACCTGCGGCAGATCCAGAAGATGGTACTTCTTGGTTTGACACACAGATTTCAAGAGTAGGTCTTTTTGAATGGAACGGCAATGCTATTACAGCAACAGGCGGCCAAACATTCACTAACAAAGTTCCTACAATCATTACAGATAAAACACAACTAGTAGGCAGTGATGCTACTTCTGATCCTAAGCCTAGTGTTGGTTCAATTGGTGACTATGTACTAGTTGCTACTACAACACTTAACAGATTGTACTATAAAAACGGTGACAATACTTGGGTTAAAGTTGGTTCAAGTGCTTGGAAAAAAGCCTGGATTGCAGTACAAGGTACAGCTACTCCGAGTTCATTGACTGCTTCAGATGCAATTCAATTAAACGATGAAAGAATTTTAATGGGTGCAGACATTGACGCACTTGTTG